CTGCTGTATCTGAAAATGATTTAATCTTTTGAAATGAAGCTTCAGCGTTTTCATACTTAACTTGAAAACCTTTTACAGGAAAATAAACTGAAAAAATCTTTGCAAAAAAATAATCACTTAATTTTTTGTTGATTTGCCACAAATTTGTCGTTCTCACACCAGGATATCTACCGTCTGTAGGAAAATATTTTTGATTTAAAGCAAACTCTCTAATTAAATCTGGATTATTAAAAAAATTATCTACACAAACGCTATGAAATTTTAAATTAGGGTTACCGTATTGATTTTTTAAAGTTTTGGCTCTTATAGGCTCTGCCATAATTATTTTTTGGTAAAAGCACCCATTGCACCAGCTCTTGTAACTCTAATTTCTAAGTCTTGTCTAAAATCATTTTCAGTAGTATCAGTATTCGGATCAGCAACATCAGCATCGAAATCAGCTTTAGTATCATAAACCTTTCCTGTTCTTTTGTGTTTTATAATTTCTTTAGCCTCTGCGGGTATTTTAGGTATATCATTCATTGTGGTCTTCCTTGTCTGTTGTACTTCTTATAACTTCTTTTTTCTGATTTAGAAAGATTTTTTTTGTGTTGTCTTATCCTCTTTTTTGGTTTCGATCTTGGAGTAAAAAACTTAAATGTTCGTTTAGCCATTTTCCTGTGATCTATCTATTTGAGCATAAGATATTATACCTTGTATTTCATTGGCAGTACCAGCGGTCATTTTAATTATATCACTAGCCTCTAAAACTAAAGTATGGTTTATTATATCCTTTGTAACTGAAGCAGATAAGGATTCATTAAATATTCTAAAAGTAACAGAAGCTGAAGCATCCGTAATTTGAACACTCAAATTGACAGCACCTGCTGAACCATTATTAATTTGTATTTGTTTAACTAATATAGTTGCATCAGAAGGGGCTGTGAAAACACTGGTAGTCCCTGTTGTTGTTAAATTTAAACCTTGGTTTTTATATCTAATTGTCATGATAAAAAGAAAGTAAAAGTATCTTGTTCATTTTTTAATTCTTGTTGATACGAAGTGTTTAGCTTATCTTGCATCGTTCGTAAAGACTGAGTTACCTGTCTTTGGTTTTCTTCAGTATAAAGAGGTGTTGGCTCAGGAATTACGATATCTACTCTAGCCATTAAAAATCATCTCCTCTTCCTCGTTCTTGTCCTCCACCGTATCCTCCTGAAGATTTAGAACCAGACGTTGAAGAAGACGATGAAGAACCTCCACCTCCACCTCTATCGCCACCACCCATAGCTATATCTCTAGCTGAGGGTTGCATGTTTGTAATATTTACGGGAAGAATTCTAATACCTCCTTGCTGATCCTTAGCAGCCTCTCTTAATATTCTTTTGTTTACATTATCTCTACCAAAAATATTTGTTAAAGCGCCTATACCTAAAACTGGTAAAGCTGCTGCAGCAAAATTACCGAGTAATGGTGTTGCAATAGATGGCAAGGACTCTATACCCACCTTTTGTGCTATGGTACTAATTAATTTATTTCTTGCGGCATTCATCGCTGCTTTTTTAAATAAATCTATATTCGTATTGTTTCCTTCAGGCATAAAATTTTGATCTATGCTTGAATTGTTTTCTTGTGATATAAAATTTGTGTCTAAATTTGGTAATGATAAAGGGGCAATACCCTCATTTTGATAATTAGTAAAACCAGGTGTATTTTGTATTTCGTTTATTCTTTGTTGAATTTGTAACTCTATTGGATCCATTATCCCCTCATTCCATCTAATTGTACGTCAGCTCTGAAAGTTCCAAATCTCCAGTTTTGATCTGTTGATGTATTTGCAATCTTTAAACTAGCAAATCTACCTCTAGCTCTAGTATCAACTTTTTGAGTTGTTTTGGTGACTGTGAATGGGCCAAGTGGAGACGATGCTTCAGTATCACTTGGAAAGTCTCTTAACAAAATAGTCACCTGCGCATCACCTTCTATAGTTTTAAAATCAGGAACAAATCTTCTCATACTCATAAAAAATTCGCCACTTGTGCCATCAGGATTTAAACTAAAGTCTCCTGATTCAATAAAAGCTGGAATAGCTGTTTTATTTCCTGCTGAATCTACTTGGTTAAATCCAGTTTCATGAGCATAGTAAATTGTTGACCCATTAATATTTGTAACTCCTTGAATTGGTGGAAAAGTTGGTAAGCCTGTTGCATTAAACTCGGTTGCGTAAGGTACAGCATATAGATTTGCATCTACCCAAGTTGTTCTAGCAAGAGATCCTGTTACCCAAGTTCCGTCTTGATAATTGTAGGTAACATTTCTGTCAATAAAATCAGATCCACTTTTTGGATAGAACCAAGTAATTTCTTCATATAAATGATTAAGACCTACAAAAACCTGTTCACCAGCTTGATAATTAATTCCTAAATTATTTCCATTTTTTGTAGTAAAAACAAAATCTTCTACTTGGCATGGTAATGATTTAACTGTTCCATCATAGACAAAAAATCCACCTGACTCACCCATCCAATAAACTACACCATTGACATATTTAATAGAATGTTGGCCAATAGCACCACAGTTAGAACCTACTTGTCTGATTGAAAAAGTAAAAGGTGGTCCAACAAACTGTATTACGTACGCAGAGTTATCAGTTAACACAAGAGTGTAATCCTTACCTTTAACAGCCCCAACTATTTTAGTACCAGAATCTAATCTAAAAGTACCTGCAGTATTTACAGAAGTAGGTGCGTAATCTGTTATATCTTCTTGGTCAGAAAATCTTATAAACATTTTATCCTGTGTTCCCGGAGAACCGATGGTAGTTTCTGTCCCCATGTGAAACAGATGTCTGTCTCTATCAGAGACTAAAGTGAGAACAGATGCAGTAGGGGCATTTGAAACCAATGCAGCTCTTGTTGTTAAGGCATTAGAATTTGAATTTATTGGATTCCATGAGAAGGTATTACCATTTTTAATAGTAGCTATAAGCTGTTCACCAAAATTGTCTAAAGACCAAGAAGCAGGATCAATGCTTAATGTTTGCGAAAGAGAAGCTTGACCCCATGCAGTATAATATTCTACTCCTGCACCACTTGCATGTGCAGATCTTGTGCCCGCAGCTGCTCTTGTTATACCTGTTAAATCGTTTGATGATATACCTGTGTAAGAAATAAATTCTGCACCAACTTTAATAGTTCCTGTTGTTGGAAATCCAGAGGTTGAATTTAAGGTGATTGAGGTTCCAGAGCCTCCAGTGCCTGCTGTATCATCTTGTAGTAAACCATTTAGGGTACTAAAAACTTGTTGGCCACCACCCCATAATCCAGTGCCCCAACCAAATCCGTATGAGTTACCTAATGCTCCAACTTTTACATATGGATTTATTGTTGCAGATCCACTTGCACTTACTGACGTTCCAGCATTTGCTGCCATAGTAATAGTAAATGTATTAGCGGTTGGAACTGAAACTACTTGAAAAGTATTTGTTGTAAAATCTGATGCGCTGTAACCTGCACCACTTGGAGGCGTTACAGAACTAAATGTAAATAAATCTCCTGCTTCTAATGCATGTGAGGGTTTGTTCACAGTAACGGTTGCAGAACTATTTACAGTAGTAAATGTACAACCTGTTTGTGCTGTGTCCAACGGAGTTATATCATAAAAAGAACCTTCATAATAAACTACCAAAAGTTTATTTGTGCCTATGGCTGCATATCTTCTACCATCTAAATCAGCCCAAACAAATTGTGCCCTTGCTGCACCTACTAATGTAGATGATAAAATCTCTGTCCAACCACCGATTTTTTCTGGTAAGCCATATCTAAATCTCACAAAATCACCATCAGTCCATTTACCCTCCGCACCGGTCTGTGTGACTTGTTTGTTAAATCCTGGGGCTATGTTTACTCTTGTTAAAGGCATGCTTTATTATATCATTTTATCTAAGAGGTCTCTATATCATCCTCTTCATGGGAAACTAATTCTTTAGTTTTTTTGTCAAATTTTAAATGAAAATCTGAGACTATTTTAACTAAATTATTTGAAAAATGCTTTAAAGCACTAGCCTCTAATGTAAATTTGCCTTTGTCTTGAATTATTTTTTTTTCATTATCGGTAAAAATTATTTCTGCTGAACCATTATTAAATTGTTTTATAATCATTATTTACTTAAACCAAAAGTTTGTCTCTTGTCTTTAAACCATTCTATATTTGGTCCTTTCCTATTAACATAATGTAAAAAAGCCTGCATGTGATAATCGCCTAGAAATTCACCTCTACTGTGAGTAAATTCACACCCTTTGTATATTAACGCATCTCCT